TTGTTCTGTGATTGAATTCAACACAAATAAGAAACAGTTAGCTGGTCTCGCTGCGCTGTTTATGAAACGACTTCAAGATATTCTAAAGACTGAAGGCATTACGTATAACGATAAAGTAATTGCTGAACTCATCATGCGCTATGCTCCAGATTGGAGACGTGTGTTAAATGAATGTCAGCGATACTCGTCTGCAGGAGAGATCACTCCAGATATTCTAGTTGGTATGTCTGATCAAAGTGTGGCTCAACTTATTGCCCACCTAAAGACTAAAGACTTTAAGAGTATGCGAAATTGGGTTACGAACAATTCAGATGTTGATTCAGCTGTCATATTTAGAAAGATCTATGACTCGTTATATGATTATGCTGAAGGCCAATCGATCCCAAGCATCATCATTATTCTCGCTGACTATCAATATAAAGCAGCATTTGTAAGTGACAGAGAATTGAATATCGTTGCATGCTTAACTGAAATCATGGCATCATCAACATGGAAATAACAACAAAAATAATTGCTTGGCGCATATTGTCGATTGTACTATGCTCGCTTATGGGTAGAATTTGGTTTGGTGATTGGCACGTTACAGCGTTCGGTATTTTTATTTCGTTTGTTATGACATTCGTTCACTATTACTTTGAAAAACTATGGCCGACAAACTAACACCATTTGACTTTCTAAAGAGTATCAACACTTCTAGCCCAAGCCTTCTAAAGGATTGTAAAGCTGATGATAGCGAAGTCGCGTTAAGCGCCGATTCTCCGTGTAAGCAATATGTGCCATTTATTGTAAACCGCGGGCTGTCGCAGTTCAATGATACTATTCTATTCGCGAATGAAATGAACATGCGGCATAGTCTTCCTGCGAAAATGCAATACGATTTTCTAAGGACTACTATACGCCCTCGAAAACGCTTTACGAAATGGGCAAAGAAGGCAAAAGATCCTGCAGATATTAAGCTAATTCAAGAAGCATATAACTATTCGTATGAGAAAGCTGAACAGGTCTATAGTTTGTTTACTCCAACTGCATTAAAGAAACTAAGAAACTCTTTAGATAAAGGAGGAACACGATAGTCAAAACTTGTAATATTATAAATACTATCTTTACGATGTAACTATAATATTGCAACTATGATTGAACAAGAATTAGTCTCATGGACACCGGCCGACATGTTAGAGATATCTCTAGACGAACCGGATGACTTCCTTAAAATTAAAGAAACTCTTACGCGAATAGGTGTTTCTTCGAAGAAAGAGCACAACACACTATATCAGAGTTGTCATATACTTCATAAACAGGGTCGTTATTTTATTGTTCACTTTAAAGAGTTATTCATGTTAGATGGAAAGCCTTCTAACTTTACTCTAGACGATGTATCCCGCCGAAATTCAATCACTACTTTATTATCAGATTGGGGACTTTTAACTATTGTCGATCCGAGTAAGGCCGAAGAAAAGACAACTCTTCGTCATATCAAAATTATTTCACACCGCGACAAACGTGATTGGCATTTAGAATCGAAATATTCTATTGGAAACGTTAGGAGTTCATAGATGAAAGCGTATTTCAAGACAGATCTAGAAGCAACAATTTCAGGTTACTTTAATGGTAACAAATTCATTCGTACAGTTACACTATTAGAAGATTTGGTATTCTATACAAAGTCAGGTGATTCTATTACTGTTCCTAAGGGGTTTGAGAGTGATGGAGCGAGTGTGCCTAAGATATTCTGGTCAGCCTTTCCACCATTTGACACATATCTACCTGCAGCGGTCGTTCACGATATTCTATGTGTACAAGGTCATAACGATAAGTGTTTATATACCTCTATAGAAGCAGCTAATATATTTTATGAAGCAATGCGGGTATGTGGAGTTGGAAGAACTAAAGCACGAACGATGTATTATGCAGTAAGATATTTCGGTCCTAAATGGAAATAAACCAAATCTGTAATTTCAATTAATATAAATAACATATATACATGGCTTGGCAAGATATACCTAATAATCCATACTGGCAATATGACGACGCTCCACTTGACCCAGGTGGGGCAGAAACCGCGTTGTGGGCGACTAGCACAAACGGTATTCGGCTGAACGCTAGAGGTGAGGAAATCTATGTTAATTGTAGACATAAACTTATACACCCATCACAAGATTCTTTTCCGAACGAAATAAATAAAACATTTTGGTCACCTGCTTCACCGTTCTCGCCACAAGCGCAGGACTACTTTGACCGTTTGGACACTGCTGGTGACACAACCTATACACCTTACAAGCAGCCACTAGCTAACTACATCGATAGCTTGGTAGCACTCGGCGGTGCTTACTGGGATGATATGCTGTCTGCTACATCCTTCGTGGGTGTAGGTATTCAAGGTATCACGGTTCCTCTTAGGGATGGTATGACCGTTCCGACCGAGCAGAACTTTGTTGCGGGTGACTTAAATCAGTTGACTGGTCTGAAGGGTGATAAATCCACGAAATTAATTAATACAAATGTGGCTGGCAATTCCGTAAGCATTAATGATGTTTCCTTTTCGTGCTACACCACAGAACGTGGCACATCGGGTCGTCAGTATCTATCCTCATTTGACAAGCAGGTTCTTCAAGCTGGTTTCACCGTCCCACAGAGGTTTACATTTAAGGCTCAATCTGGCTCGGTAATAAATATTGACAGCACTACTGACACTGTTGGATTCATCGGGCTTTCACGAGACAACTCGGCTGATTTTGACTGCTATGTTATGGATCGTGAAGTAACGCAGGTTGCAGCATCTTCGGATACGGGAACGACAGATTTTTCACTGTTTGCGTTTAGACCATTAGCTCCCACTGGACATAATGATTGCCGAATATCTACATACCACATTGGCCCTGCACTTAACCTCGCTACTTTAGAAGGCTTGCAGGACACATTACTCTCTGAAATCGCAGCAATTTAATTATGACCCCATCAGAATACTTAGCTACTAATCCTACGCCTGAAGAACACAGCTACAACTATCTTCTGATCCCAGCAGAACTGAGGGACTCAATGCTTGCAAAGCAGGACACCTTGACTACGCACAATCACATCAGCCCAGTGCTGTTGATTGACGGACGCTACGGTGCTTGCTGTGACCTTTACACAGAGGTCGGCGTAGGCGGCATCTACCACGAACTGTGGGAGATGCTTGACCAAGCTAAACTGGAAGAATGCGAAGTCGTAGACAAAGCTGCATTCCTAGCACTACTACCACCTGATCCAGAGATTTAATCATCGCGATATAAATAAACTTTTAAGGTAACACGCTGTTACTTTAAATGAGACGCCCTCGGGGTCTCACAACAACATAACCCTGCCTAATAGGAGGAACAATAAATGACACAATACACAATCCCACGTTCGTGGACAATTGGTTTTGATTCTATCTTTGATAGACTTGAAAGCACTCAATCAAACAACTCGACTTATCCGCCTCACAATGTAGTGAAGCATAGCGATACGAGTTTTGAAATCGCACTAGCTGTTGCTGGTTTCAATGACAAAGACCTTGACGTAACACTCGAAAAGAGTATCCTTACGATTGAAGGTGATAATGTATCGCTCAATGGCGATAAAGAATATATCCATAAGGGTATTGCTACACGTAAGTTCAAGAAGCAATTTGATCTTGCTGAGCACATTCGAGTAGAACACGTTAGTATTACTGATGGTATTCTCTCAGTATTCTTACAGAAGGAAGTACCAGAAGAACTTCAGCCTAAGAAGTTTACAATTCTTCAAGCAGCTCCTGGCGATCCAGAGCTCTTGACTGAATAATTATGAGTTTCTCACGATCGTCCTATCCCACCTTTGCGTGGTGATGGCGCTTGAGACTTCTTTAAAGGTCTTTCCCTCTTTCGCCTAAAGTAAAGGGGACACTTTAATATTTACATACAGCTCATTCTGTGGTATAATTACATTATGATATTAAGCGGATTCTACACAAGCGTCGAGCGATTCGGCAACAAACTCCTTTATCGTGGTTACGATGCAAATGGGAAAAAGGTTTCTCATAGGATAGCATATAAGCCAACATTATATCTTAAGTCTAAAAAGACCG